GACTTACCATCTCTTGGTCCTGAAGTTTCCATATATATATTATCTTGCTGCTTTGTTCTAAAGTTTGTAATTATTACATTTGTAATTGAATTTCTTGAATTACTGTCAGATATTCTAAGATCAGTTTTTGTTCTTCCAAGCAAAATGTTTTCTTTGGTTATATTAACATTAGGCTTTACTTCTTCTGAAGCAGCTTGTCCAGTTGGTCCAAAACTACATGCTATAGACCTATTAAGAACCCATTGTTTTTTTACGTTTCCGTACGCTCCTTGTTCAACTATTGGATAATAGATGTCTGCAAGCATTGGGAATGTAAAGTCTGTTGCTTCGCATTGCATTAAAGAATACCAATTCTTGTAATACTCTTCTTATACTTATCAAGTATCTTATCAACTAACATGTTTCCAGTACCGTCTAAAATTGTCTTATCAAATTGAATTTTAAACTGTTCTGTGTTGTAGGCAGTTACATATCTCTTATAGTAATCTATCTTGCCACACTTAACATCCTCAATAAGCATAAGTGTTGCTTCATAAATATCATGCGGAACAACTTTATATCCTGTTTCAAGAAAGAATAAGTAATCCCAGCCTTCTGGGAATGCTACACCAGCACCGAATGTATATGAGTTTTCACTATAATCTGTATCGTAAACATTAAATGAGTCTGATGGTGCAACGTGAAGGTTTACGCCTTTTTTCTCAGATCTGTTTTCAATTAGTCCTGTTGTTCCTGCATTTTTGATAATGGCAGTTTTATCTTTTGATAGTTCGTATGACCATTCACCAAGAACAGGAGTTGCTAGACTTGCATCATACATAAGTGATGAATTTTCATATGCTTTTAATATTTTATAAACTCTGTCCCAAATAGGAATATAGTCTGTTGATTGTCCAGTAGTATCAAACCACTCTGTCTTATAATAAAATCCACCAGTTACTGAATCAATTATTGCTCTTGCAATTCTTTCATATTGTGCATACTCTGCTATTTCTGATGCAGTAGTTCCAAGCTTTTGAGGATTAACGTAAGGTCTTTTAATTTCTAGATTATCTTCAACTACTATTGAGTCTTGCTCTCTTAATTCCTGATAAATAACTAAGTAATAGCTATCATCATACTTAGTAAAGTCTCCAGAGACCTCTATAGCAATCTTTGAATTTGCAGAAGATTCTACTTCATATTCTGCAAGAATATCGTTTCTATCTTTATCCATAATTTCTACTATATGGTCCGTGTTTGGTTCTGCAACGGTATATGTAATAAGAATAGGATATGGTGGGACTCTTAAAGCTTCCATTGGTTATTTACCGTATGCTCTCTTCACTTCTTCTGGTGTAGCTGAACGAACAGACTTTTTGGTTATCCATTTTTCAGCATCCTTTGTAGTGACTATGTTATACCCCTTTACAAGGGCTCCTACACCATTCCAAGTTATATTGCGTAATGAATATACGGCAGTCTTCTCTTCTGGTGCTTTTGGCTTAGATATTACTTCTTTGGTTTCCTTTGGTACAAAACTAAAAATTACTTCTAGTATGTCTTTTTTTGTACTTACCCCAAATAGGTCAATGTTGTTTTTCTTTGCATATGATCTTAGCTCAAACACAGTCTTATTGTTTAATTCATCTATTAATGACATCGTGACCTCCACTGCTATTATATCAGAATATGACTAAGAGGGACAGATTTTACTCTGCCCCCCTTAATCTATTGCTAAGTATTAATTAGGAGTTTGCTGCTGCATCTGCGTAAGCAACTGCATCAAGCTCTTCCCATTGGATACCAAAGCGTACGAATACTGTGTATTCAATTGTGTCCTTCTTTGGCTGGTATGTACGGTTTACAGTGATATCACGCTGGAATCCCCATACACGGTTTGAAGGGAATGTAAGATCTACATAGCCTGCTGGGTAGTAAGGTACTTCCATGACGTCAATTCCGAGAACACGTGTTGTACGTGCTCCACCGAATGTCTGTGCTGCGCCATCAAGGTAAGCCTGACGGTTTGCCTCTGTGCCTGGACCCTTGTTAACAAAGGCTTCAGCGATTGCATCTGCAAGTGTACCGTTATTCTTAACGATACCCTGGAACGCATCTGTACCTGCATAGAACTTAAGATTGTTCTTAATTGCACGGTACTTGCGTGGCATTGCCAAGATAATGTCCTGCATTACTGCAGTTGTCCACTCATCATTAGTAACTGTAACTGCAGACTCATGTGCATCAGAGTTATCTCCTGCTAGGGAAACGAATCCTTCCATAATGTTTAGGAATGCGTCTCCGCCTGCTCCTGTACCATTAATTGCAAGATCTTCAATATCGTTAGCGAATGCATTGGTCATCAAGCGAACTAGATGATCTTCCAATGCTGCTCCTTCAATATTGTCTTCAAGTGCTTCTGTTGAAACTTCCCAGTCAAGACGAATCTTCTTAGTTGTAAGTTCAACCTTAGAGAATGTTGCACCTGCATTTGTAAATGTAGGTTGTGCCTGTGCTGCTGCACGAATGACACGCTCTCCAACGTTAACCTTCTCAAGTTCCATTGTGTTAGCTCTCATTGTTACTCTACGGCCATCCTTGGCTAGTACAGTTGCATCCCATACGTAATCAATAAAGCGACGAGCCTGCTCTGGTGCTAGAATACCGCCTGGTGTACCAGTTGGATTTACTGCATTTGGTCCAGTAGTTAGTCCATAGTTTGCTGTGGCAATGTTACCAAGCGAAGCTGCTGGAGAAAGATTTCCATCTGGTCCTTGTGCTGTTGCACCGCCGATGCCGCCTGAAACTGCAACGCCATCACCTGTTGGATGATTAAAAGACTTCTGGATCTCTGTGTTATTTTGTTCTGACATATTGTTCACCTCCTAGTGATTTTGTTTTAGTTAAATAGGTCGGAATTTGTGAGGAAACGTCCGCCCCATAGGGATTTCTGAATCACTTTTGGTGATTCCTGTACAATCTCGCCGAGATCGCCAGACTTGCGGAAAGCTGTATCTGCAACTACGGCATCAACTGTCTTTCCAAACTCATTAAAGCTTCCCTTAACTTCCTTAACCTCAGCGGTTACGGACTCAAGAGCTTTTGTGATTGCATCAACATTAGACTGCATAGCCTTTACTGTTGCTGCTAGATCGCTCAAGGCATTAGTTACAGAGCTCTGAATATCAGAAACTGCTTTTGCAACTTCTGCTGTTGCTGACGCAACCTCAACAATTGCTTCATCAGCCTTCTCTGTTACTTCTTCAATAGAAGGAGCACTAACCTCTTCAACTGCAACATCTGACTTTTCAGTTACAGCCTCTGCTGCAACCTCTGGTGTTTCTGCTACAATCTCTGCTGGAGCCTCTGGAGCAACCTCAACTTTTTCAACTTCTGGAGTTGCTTCTGCAACTACATCTGTGTTTTCTGTCATAGGATTATCCTCCTTTGCTATCTTAATTGTTCTAATGCCTTTTGCACTATCAACTAAGAACTTTATCATTGTGGTTTTTTCTGAATCATTTTTTTCAACAAATCCAATATTTTTCATTTCTTCTCCAGAGACTGGGCTAAGCTCTGTTTCATTTTGAGAGACTGTAACAATGCCAGACTCTGAATCCCAAAATACATTTTCAACAACAGTGTTTGCTGATGAACCAGTTAATGTATCTACACCGTCAACTTTTTCAACTGACATAATATTTGCAAACTGATTTGCAGGGGAATCAACAAGACTCAACTCTATCAAATCGTATTCCTTAATAACTCTAATTGTCTTATCTGCTTTTTCATCATAAGCATCGTCCCACTTATTCATTCTTCCGCCAATAGAAAAACCAGTGTAAGTTCCATCTAGAACTTTTTCCCATGCATCTTGTGCACCCTTAGAAATGTATGCTGAAACAAAAACACCTTTATAAAACTTTTTTGATTCTGGATCAAAATATTTTTCTTCTTTAAATGAAACCATCTTGCCTACTGCTGATGGCTGATGCATTTCTCTAATGTTTCCACGGAATTTTGCAAAAGCTTCCATAGATGCTTCTGTTGTTACAATGTCATCTTGCTTATCTAGGTTATCTAGGGATGCAAAACCAGAAACAATACGACGGCCTTCATCAACCTTTGTAAGAGGCATGGATAGGCGAACTTTGTCGCCATCAGTAGTCCAGTGTGCTTTATTTATATTCATGACGATTCTATTATACCAAACCTTTTATAACTTTTCTTAATTATTGAGACGATCTGCCTTCGCCCTGTGCATTGCGCCCAGTTGTAGTTGCAGGACCATCGGATTGGTTATTTGCTCTTTCTGAATCCCTTGATCTATTCCCAGCACTGTTGGCTGCAGCATCTGTAGCCTGTCTTGCAGACATTATAAATGGAGCGTCTCCATCTGGATGTTGTGGAAGACCAATAGCTTCACGAGCCTCATTTGGCATCATGACCTGAGTCTTAACGTATCTTTCAAGAATCTGTGACTGAGTAATCTCGTCAGTTAGCGTGAGTTCATTAAACTTAAGTTCAAGAATGTCTGTCTTTTCCTTAATGATTTTGCTAATCACTTTATTTAGGTGTCCTTGAGCTGGACGAGATACTTGCTCTTTAAATGTTCTATCCTGTGCAATTGATGCTGCGATTGCTGCTGAATCAGTACCGCCAAGTTTTGAAATTGGAACCTGATGTGCAACAAGAATGTCATCACGATTTTGCTTGCGGTACTCTTTAAATGATCCATCTTGAATACCATTCTCAATTGGCTTCATATCAAACTCAACTTTATTTTGATCTGTATCGCCAGGAAGAGGTATGTAAAGAGTTCTATGTGATTGAGCCTTAAGGCCTGTCTGCAAGAAACGGAACATCTTATCTTCTGCCTCTCCAGATAGCTTTGCACCCTTGAGTGTTACGACATATCTTGGAACAGCCTTGTTTTCAAAATAATCAATATTGTATTGTGATGCAAGTTGATCGCCAATCAATGACGGTAGTGCTGCAATAATATCAGGGATTCCGTAATATGTATTTAATGGAGAATATTCTTTAATATGAATAATTTCATTTGGACGTGGATCATCTGTTACTGGGTTAACATTCCTTGCACCAAAGTTTCTAAAGTAAACAATCTTTTGTCCAATAATTTGCATATACCCATCACGTAAACGACGGATGCGAACAGTAGTTGAAGGGATGTGGCCAATGTATCCAATATCTCCGTTAACAGTGCGACCTACTTCAATATATCCATTTCCAGTAGACTCAACATCTGTGTAAACCTTTTCCATTGTCTTTGTAAAAGAATCATCATCATTAAGATTTTCTAGCCAGTCACGCATTTCAAGTTTCATTCTTTCAATACGCTTACGAGCACGACCAACTGCTAACTCATCATCTTTATTTTCAAGACTTAGCATTGTACGATCTGTTACTTCAAATGAATAACCAAGTCCAACAATGTTGGCTACCTTAGCATCAATAGCAGCATGGTTAGCAAAGGATGTGTCATAAAAATTTGCAAGTTCATAAAGATTATATGGTGGAGTAATTACATCATAGATTCCATACCCATTGCGATATACAGTACCAGGATTTATAGCTTTTGATCCAGCATCTACGCCTGCGGGATTTGCATTTGCTGAGTCAAGGTATGCTGGATTATTTAAGTCTAATGCTTTTCCAATATTTCTTACAGTTCTTCTGCGAAAGTTTTGATTTAATCCAACATAATCTTTTAAAATATCCCAAGACTTATTAAACGGATCTTGGTCTTTAAATGGATTTTCTTTTTCGTCTTGTGTATTTAAGCTTGCAGAAATATATGTGTAGTCTATATCGTTACTCATCAAATGCTTCTTTCCCGTGAGTCTTAAGAGTCTGTTGTGCTGCATGCCATGCACCTAAATCATTTCTTGATGGAATCAATCCATTTACCATACGATCAAGTTGCTCTGAATGCTCTTCTTCACTAATCCTAGTTAGTCCTGGAACAAACACTGCGTCACCATCTCCTGGATCTCCATAATGTCTTGCTGCATTCTTTAGCTCTGTAATCTTAGCAATATCACCACGCATAGACTCAATGTTTAAAACATTACCTTCTCCGTCTGTAAACCACTTTCCAGAAGCTTTTTTATAAACATATAGGCCCCAGTCATAGTTCTTTTCAATTACCTTTTTTCTGACATTACCTACAATAGGCAAGCCAGTCTTTTGATTAATTAACGGATTATTTGTTGTACTCATAACCATAAGTATACCATAATCATGTTAAAATGAACCAGATCTAACCATTAATATAGTTTAATCTCACAGGCATCTGTTGAGCAATAAGATTCACCTTCAGCCTCAAGATTTTCAATTCCATCATAAATAGCAGACCAGTCAATCTTGCCAATCGTGCCAACATATGTATTATATTCTTCTCTTGTGATTTCAGTATATGGTTGCTGAGGATAAGTCTTATTACCCATTGGAAGAAATGAAACTGCCTTAAGCTGGCCTTCATACATGTTGAGTGCTGGAGCAACAAACTGCTTTTCTGTTTCTTTGTCAAATGAGAGTGTTACAGAAACACCATTATCTGACCAGTACTTTTGAGCAGTTGCTGCCAAACCAATCTTTTCAAACAAGCTTACCTGCTTCTCAGCACGTCTATGTCCAGATGCAACGGGAAAATAAACTACTTGTGTATTTGCTGATACTAGATCTGGTTCAATCTTATATCCCGCTGCTTTAAATAAATGTAGCATTGGATCAGTATTTCCAAAACGAATAGCACGAAGATAGAACTCTCCGCCAGGACCCCAGTGAACTCCAGGAGTAGCACCAGAAAGAAGTGACACAGATCCTGATGGCTTAACTGTTGTTACACGAACTGATTCACGAACACATAGCCATTCCGAATACTTGTGATCATAATAACGGATCTTATTATATCCTTCATCCATCCACTCACGAGTTGTTGGAAGACCATGTTCATCTGCAAATGCAGCAATACCTGTAAGAGATGTACCAATGCGACGATTTCTCTGCATGATACCGTTTGTTTGTTGCCAATGAGTTGGCATAAGTGTTACAGTTTTTCCATAAAGGTAAGCAAACTTCAATGTCTTGAGGAAGTCCTCCTTGGATTCATGACGATTAAGGTGCACTTCTACAAGTGTGCATAATTCGTAACTTTCCAATGGCTGCTCCGCACAAGGATTGAATCCCATAATACGGGAATCCTTATAATCAGGTGCATCTGCAAGACGGCCATAGTCTCTTGCAACATCAAGCCAAATAAAACCTGGCTCTCCATTATCTGCAATTAAATCTACATAGTCTTCATACTTTGTTCCAACTGTTGCCGAAATAGAATTGTTAGACATCCATGCCCAACCTGGTTTTTCTGGATCGTATGAGTTACGCTCTGGAAATACTTCTGGATTCTTTAGATTAATAAAACCATCATCTTCTGGTGTACCAAGAGCAAGGGTAGCAGAACGACGAACATTTCCAGAAACAACACAGGTACCAATAAGATTTACGATATCTACAATAGCACGGCTATCAAGGGCTTCACCTGCTCTAGAACCGATTACATTGCGAATGCGTGTATGGAGATCAATAAGTGGTGCTGGACCGCTTGCAACGCCTCCAAAGCCTTTAATAGGGGCTCCTAGAGGACGGATAAGGTCATAGTTAAATTGCTGAATTGACTGGTTTTGACGTAGGAATGAGTTAATCAAAAGACGAACTGATTCAACCCATCCTTCACGAGTATCTGGAATTTCATAGATTGATTCTGGCTCAGTAGGAGCATAAATAGACATTTGCTTTTCTTGACCAAGGGTATCAAATCCAACTCCAATGCCTAGCATTAGCGCATCCATTACCCAGGCAAATAGGGCACCTGGATCATTACGATCAATGTCACGAGTAGAA